AGAAATACATAGAAAATGCCGATGGGTACAGAAGCTTTGAAAGTTATTATGACATCTACAAGAAAGATAGTGAAGCGAACAAAAGATTAGCTTTACCCCCTGAAGACTTTAAAAAATCTGTGCGTGAGGGCAATATACAGTTTGGTGGTCAAAATATAGACCCAAGTATAGACCCTCTCAAGGTAGGTCCTGTAAAACCTTTTCCAGCAGGTCTTGACTACAATTCTAAAATAAAATTTTTAGTTGACAACAGAGGTTCTGAGATAACACTTGGCGGTAGAAAAATAGGAGACTTACCTATAAAAAGAATGCTAGGTAAGTATGATGTGACTGAAGAAGACGTAGCCATAAGAATGCCAGTAGTTCCATACACTCCAACTAAAACTCTTATAACAAAAGAAGGCAAAAGAGAAATCCTAGAAGGACCCCAAAAGGAATTATTCAAAGAAGAAATATCAGGGAAAGGTGTACCTCTCATAGACTTTAATAATAAAGCAGTTAAATTTAAAAAGTTCCTTGATGTAAAAACAGATTTAAATCCTTATCAAAAACTACAACTAGTAAAAGCACAAGAGACAGGTAATTTAGGCAGTATGAGGACAGGTAGAGCATTGACTAATGTACCATATGCCATTGCAAATTTTGCTCTTTATGCTTATGAAGGAATAGGTAACACTATTTTAGATCCTCTTGTAAATGCAAACATAGTTGATGGAAAAATACCATCACGACATATTGACTATGCTACTGAGAGATTAAGTAAGTTAAGTGGACTAAAATCAGCAGATGCTGAATTAATATTAGAGTGGACTCCTGATGCACTTAGTAAGATTGTAGATGCAGGCATAGAGGGTGCAACTGTTGCATTACCATTTCAGGCATTAAAAGTAGGAAGTTACTTTTACAGAGACAAGAGGTTCAGAGAGTTTGTAAAAGATCAATTTGGTAAAAAGGGTGGTACTTTTGATGAAGCTTATGATAATGCGGCCAAACAAGGTAAAGGTCCTGATACTTTAATAAAAGATTTTGTTGACAGTACAGCATTTATAAACTCAACTAAATATAAAAACTGGAGAGCAAACGGAGTCATGAACTCCATACAACGTTCAGGTGAATACAAAAGAATATTTAAAAAGAATCCTGTAGCCTATGAGGTATCCACTGAAAGACTTAAAGCCTTAAATGAAAGACTAAGTGTTTTGGAAAAGAGAAAAAATCTTAGTCCAGAATGGGAATCAGAATACAAACGAACTGTGAAAGACATAGACAAAGTTAACGGTCAGCTAGACAGCATAAGTTTGATGAGCAGAATACCTGATGATTTAAAAGAAATAATTGGGACTGAAGTTGCTATAGCTACAGGCTTTGGATTAACTAGCTATACTCACCAAGAGTATTTTTCTAATTTAGACAAGACAATGTTTGAAATAGGGGGTATGGTAATAGGTGGATTTAGCGGTGGAAAAGTAATAAACCTAGTAAATGATTTTGGAGATGTGATAACTGATCCTACTACCGTAGCTAATAAAATTAAAAAGGTTCTTACATTTAGAAGCTCTAATCAAAGGGAAGCTGATAAATTCATAGGAATGTTAAATGTTGCAGCACCTCAGTTTGCTCAGAGAATGGAACAAGGTATATTAGCTTCCGAAAATTTAACAACTAAGCTTTTAAAACTTGAAGATCAAAACGGAAGACCCCTCATAACAAGCCCAGACATAGTCACAAATAGTCTGGCCGCAATAAGCACTATCGATTTACTGAAACAAACAGTATCTAAAGTAGGTACAAAATTAAGCGTCGGTGGGGTAGCAGAACTAAGTGATAACTTTGTAAAAATGCAAACTGCACTTACAGGACAAATTCAACTTAACACAGAACTTACAAAGGCTGTGAGAGAATTAAGTAGAATAAAGTTTGCTCCTGATGTTGATCCTGATGTTAAGAGTTTTGTAGACGGCTTAGAATCTTATTTAAAACAATCACAAGATGATGTAGCTAAACAATTAAGTAACTTCAATAAGAATATTGACGACAATGAAGCTTTATTACTTATGAAAACAGCGGGAGCAAAACTCGATACAGACCTAGACTATGATTCTTTAGATGAATTTTTTATTGCGAATGATACAACTAGAGAAGCTTTGATGAGAAGCTTGGGTATGCCTGAAAATCAAATAATTGTAGAGTCAAACAAAAGAATAAATGACATGAACAATGCGATTATTGATGCTTCTGTAAAAGCTGACAACATAAGCAAGACATTACCTAAAGAATACGGTAACTTAATCTCTAGTTCCTTTCAAAACATAAAGAGAGGACTACGAGCAAATGCTACACGTGGATACAAGATATTAAGACAAGAAAACAAAAACGTTGCTATGGATATGTCAAATGTTTTTGATCAATTAGTAAAAGGTGTAGATGATTCTGACATAGCTCTAAAATTAGAAGGGTCACCTGAAGCAAGAAGAATAGGAGGTACTCAACTCGCTAAAATTCAACAAACTCAATTAGGAGATCTGTTCGAGAAGTCTGCTGGTAAAATGTTCTCAAGTAATACTAAAATTGCAGAGATGGCTGATTTAGTTAGAGATCAATACCCAAACGCATCTAACATTGAGATATGGAGCGTGCTACGTAATGGAGATCTAGAAAAGGGATTTGAAGGATTAGGGGACACTATGAAACTCCCTCTAGACTTTGTGGACTATCAACTTGTTCTTTCAGGATTAGGCAAAGTACAATTCAAAGCAAAAGGAAGACAAACTTTAGGCGTTAAACAAGCTAGAGAAATGTTGTACAAAGCTGCTGAATCTGAAAAGCACGGATTTAGATTAGGTATGTTTCAGCCTGATGGTGGTCAATTAGTAAATGAAAGCGTCTTGTCTAAATTAAGACAAGTTAACAATACTTATTCTGAATTTGCAGCCAGATATGAGACAGGCATAGCAGGAACTTGGAATAGCTACAAGTACAAGACATTACCTGATGGTACAATACGCTATGAAGCAAATGACCCTATGAACTGGATGCAAAAGAGTTTTGAGAAGTATGATTTAACAAAGCCATTTGCTAAAAATATAAACGAAGGATACATATCTGAAATGGCAGGTGTGTATGGTGGTGATTTGGTTAGAGGGTTACCTGAAGGAAGTCCTGCACGTTATGAATTTGTGGCAGGTAAAGCAGGTACGACCATGTTTAAAAATACTATGATAGCTGAACTTAAATTTCAGTTGTTAAATAATACGCAAGCAGGTAAGACTATATTAGACTTAAATAAAAATCCTGCTTTTAAAAATAAATATTTGTTGCCTGATGATATAAAAGGAAAGAGAATTATAGGTGACTATAAGAATAACGATATACACAATCTTATATCAAACATGCAACAAGCAAAGATGAGAAACCCACAAACAGGAGAGATGGTAGATATGTTTACAGATGTAGACATACAAAACATCTACGACTCAATAGGTATAGAGCAGTTAGTTCTCAAGAGTGATGATGCTAGGAAAGCCGTCCAACAAGTTAAGAAACAAATCAAGAAAGCAGAGACAGATATAATAGCTGGTAAGACACAAGCTGGAAAAGATTATATTGAACAAAAGAAAGTTCAAATAAAAATGGCTAACCAGTTAAGTCCCGGAGATGTTTTTAAAGAAATACAAAAAGGTGAAATAGGTGTAAGAAATCTAGACAAACTAAGAAATGGTTATGAAGATAGTCTAGTAAAAGCAGGTAAGAGTCAGACAGAGATTGACGATGATATGATTGTTTACGACAGATTCATAGCTAATAAACTTATGGAAGAAGTCGCAAATAAGTCTACTCAGAACATATTAGGGACAACATCAGTTGGTCTTGATATGGTGAACTCTTCTTTTACTGAAAGATTACCTCAAAAATTAGATGCAAACACTCTTATAAACGCTTTGGGTGGTGCTAAAGATACACCTATGAGCGGTGCAGTCAGAGAGATACTACGAAGAGGTACACGAGATAAACTAGATAAAGAAGGAACTGACAAGTTCTTTGAAAATATAGAGTTTATTGCAGAGCTACTAGCAGGAAGAACACCGCAAAATGCAGGGCAGTTATCTCTGTCTGGAATACCTAGAGGTTTATCAGTAGAATCTTACATAAGTAGAATATACTCTGTAGCAAGAGGAGTTGTTAGTCTTAAGTACTTAGCTACTGAAGCCATAATACAAACAGGTAGAGTAAGAAAATTTAATTCCTTTGTAGCTATGGTAAACAATCCAGAAATAGCTGACCTAGTCGTTAGTGCAATAAGAACAGGTAAGCCGTTAACTGGCGAGTTAGCTACCAAATTTGATCAACTTATGATATCAGCAATAGCTAGACAAAGTGCTGATTTCGCAGATTCAAGTCAACCAGATCAAGTACGACGACCTGCAGTAGACCAAGAGGTAGAATTATTTGGTCCTGCCGCAGAAGCTCTTAAAGAAAGGAAGAACTTAGTAGAGGATATGTATGGTAATCTCATCAAAGTTGAAGATGATGAACAAGCCGTATTAGGTTCTTCAGGACAGATAATAGGAGTAAGAAAGAAGACGGCACAAGAATTGGCTGGACCTTATCAAACTCCACTACAGAGGATACAACCATCCTTTGAGAGTGCGAGAGAAAAGGCTTTTGAAAGGACAGGAGGAGTAAAGCCCGGGAGTCCTGAATCATTTTCACAAATTAACTAAGGAGAGTACTCAATGAAAACTTACTACAATGGACCACGTAAAGGCATGATGTATGGTGGCGGTGCTACCATGAGAAAGCCTATGATGTATGGTGGCATGGCTAAGAAGAATAAAATGCAGATGGGTGGACTTGCTGAACAAAACAGAAAGTCTAATCAGTCAAACATGATGAGTCCTAAAAGCGGAAACATGATGACTGATGAGAAGAAGTTTAACATGGGCATGATGTATGGTGGTCAAGCCAAGCTAGACAAAAACAAAGATGGTAAGATATCAGGTAAAGACTTTGCTATGATGAGGAAGAAGAAGAAGTAGGTTTATCCCTCTTTCTCATTATCTTACGACCTCTGAAGAAAACGATTGTATTGATAGTGGTGTTAATAGTGATAGCTACAATTAGCCAAACTTGCCACCACTCCATCATACGTACTTCCCAGATTTATCCATGACCTCTTGTGCCACAGACTTCAGATACTTTATTAACTGAGCTACCTTAGTTGTACCTTCATACATGGGGAGACCAACATTCATGGTCTTCTCAAATTCATTTGGATCTACTGCATCGTAGAATATCTCAACATTTCCGTCCTTATTAAGAAACGCTTCTAGAGAGAATAGTTTCGCTTTCACCTTTGATTTCATTGATCGGCTCTAATTCACTTATAGGTAAGTTATAACAATCAGCTTTAAACGTAAAGCCGTTGCTTGGATCTATTTCACCTTTCTTATATCGGGTAGCTTTAGCATAGTATTCTTGCTTACTGATGCTACCTAGTATCCAAGCTTTGCTGAGATCAGCAAGTATCCTTACGAATACATAACTGTCACAGTCTTGCTTGCTACCATGAGATGCAACCGAGCAATCATAGTTAGACTTTGGTTTAGTGTTACAACGTTTAGTCTTAACGTCGATACGATTCCCATCTTTCACTAAATCATAGTTATATGTATTTGCTTCAGTTGCCCCAATGATATCAGCTACGATTACCTCGCCTATCGCACCTACAACGTTGCTAGTGCCACCTGTAATACTTCCCTGCAGGATGCCTACAGTAGAAGCTTTTTCCCTCGCACGGTTCATATAGTCGTCATTGATCGGTATCTCTATCATCAGCTTGCACTCAAGTCCACGACTTCACAGGCATCTGCAGTGCAAGCCAATTCACGAGTACCGCTCGTATTATCTTCCTTTTCATAGTTAGAAAACTTAGTCCAATCCAAAGAAGCAGGCACACGGCTTTGCCACTCTAGATATTCGTCAGCTTCTATGTCTTGATAAGGAGCTTGTTGGTACGTATGGTCGGCAAATGGCAAGAACGATACACCTGACGCTATGTCAAAGTTCTCGTACAACCAAGCACCAACTTCCATCCACTCATCTTCTTTTACAGAGATAGTCACAGATGGTTTGTGTTCGCACCAGTTAAGTGCATAGATCTTCCATAACTCTAGTTGTTCTATTGCACTCATCTCAGTTCTAGTGATAGCACCACTAGGAGATTTCATCGGAAAAGAAAAGACAGTAACACTCTCAGGCTTCATAACGTCAGGCTCTGCAGGAATACCTTCTTCTTTCATGAACTGTGTTAATGGATCTTTGTTATCCCCACGTACAGTTCTGATATAAAAAGGATTGTGCCTTGCATGAATACCTGAAGCAGAATCAGTAAGCTGAGACACAGTACCACTTGGTTTAACACATGTGATAGCCGTACTTCTTGGTATACCTATCTTATCTGCATATTCTCTGTTTGTTTTTATCGCTACTTCTTTCATCTCTTGTAACCAAATTTTTGAATCAGTTGTTCTAGATAACACATAATGATCCATGATACCAGTTAAAGATACACCAAGCAAGCGTTCTTCTTCAGTATTTGTTTTCCATATCTTACGTAGATACTTCAAATCTGTAAGAGTAGACTGAAACGTACCTAGCATTGTAGCAACTCGTACCTTCGACTGAAGACTTAGTAAGTCATCGTTTTCACGTACGACCACTTCAGATAAGTTACAGAACTGATATGGTCTAAGTATGATTTCACTACATGGGTTTGTACCCCACATGTGACCTGTCTGTCTTCTGCCACCTTTAGCTACCTGATTGTCTGCGGCCTTACGATTAAACATGCCACGCTCGCCTGATTTAGACTCGTACAGAGCTAACCATTCTCTCATGTAGGTTTCCATAGCAGGCTTGCCTTTGTAGGCTACAGAGTTGTTTGCTAACGCTCTCTGACCGTGATTGTTCCACCACTCACCTGACTTAGCATGTGCCATCTGATCATCGTTGAGATTAGATAGGCTAATCAGTGCAGATCTTCTAACACCACCTACAACAACAACCTCACCTACCTTACACATGATATCGTGGCACTCAATAGGATAAAGTTTTCTACCTGTAGCACCCTTGAATTTCTCAATAGTGAACTTAAATAAATTAACAAGAGGATCAGGACCTGACGCTCTACCGCCCATAACTTTTAGTCTTGCACCTGCAGGTCGTATCTTTGATATATCCCAAGATGGTATCATTCCTGAATAAAGTAAAGCTACAAGCTCACGATATGCTTTTGCCCACCCTGCTTTACTATCTTCCACAGTAATAACAACATCAGACTCTTGCATGTTTTCGCTGATTACAGGTAGCTTATCTACGTTCTCTCGCTCGACAGAGAATCCCACACCTGTACCACACATAAGAATGTACATAGCTTCATCAAAACTACGTGGACTATCTACTGGTAGGTAGCTACAATTGTACCCACAAGTGTTATCTCTCTTGAGTGCTTCTCCTGCAGTCATCATCGCTCTCATAGATGGCATAACTCTCAAGTCACTTATGTACTCGTGGATCATATCCTTATCGACTTTGTCCATCTTGTAGTTGTGCTTTTCCAAAAGAGTTTGTTCCATGAAGTTTACATATCTTGAAACTGTCTCTAGCCAGTTCTCTCTTCTACCTTCATCTTCCATCCATCTAGCATACCTAGACTTATGTATAAACTCCTGATAAGAAGTTGGTAACATATTAGACGCCATTATAATCCTCTCCTACTTGTACTTCAATTAAACGGTTTAAATACCATCGTGCTTTTTCTAAATCTTCTGAGCCATTCTTATACTTGTATCTACATATGTACTTAAGAATGTTACCCTGAAGATAACTTTCAAACCCATCTTTTGTGACAGATTGAATTATGTCTATAGTTTCTATGTTTGCTTCATTGTAATGAGCAGGACTGTTCACCATATCTGTTTTCTTTTTTTCTTCTTCTAATCTCTTTAACATGTATTCGTAATACCTTTCCACCTTTATTGATCTTTACCGAAATCTACTTTAATCACATTCTCAGGAATGTCAAGTATCTCACCAGTATCTTGTTGATATTCTACTTTAAGTTCTTTGGCCGCAAAACCAAACTCTATCTCAGCTTCTCCACAACGAAATACCTCATCACCTCGTCTACGTAGCAAAGCCATCACACCTTCGTGCATGATAGATGCAACTGAATGATCTTCAAATGTTTTGTACTTCTTGCCTGTTGTATCATAGGCTACCAAGTGAAACTGATCATCAGGCATCTCAGATATAATTATGTAATACTTATCTTTTTCCAAAGACATAAGTGTGTTCATGTCATCCTTTTTCATTTCTTAACCACTCCATAGGTATTGCTTTTTCTGCCCACCTGTAATTGTGTCTCAAGCACCAATCAGCGTAAGTGGTTTTACTTCCTTTGTATATCTTGTTTCGTGCATTCATAAAAACCATGCGAATGTCTAAGTCTTTGTGTTGTTCTTTTATCAAAGCCATCTTAACTCTGTCAGCTTTATCAAACTCACCTTTAGCTTCAATGTATATGTTGGTAGCAGGTATATAGAAATCAGGAGTGTAGGTACGTACTTTAGGTACGTAGGTTATCTTCTTCTTCTCGTACTCAAACTTTATTTTGTTTTGTATCAGCTTTCTAGCTAGAAACAATTCAAACTTAGATCTGTATCCTGCATTACGTTTAGCCACTATATTGTCCCCTGTCGGATTTTCCAACTCAATGATTCTAGGCGTTTGCTTACATATCCTGCCATCTTCGGGGATTGTTTTTCTAGTATAGTAAGTTCGTCTAGAAGGGGATATATCGGCACACATAAAATCTTTCCGTAGTTTAAACTGTAGTTGATTGTTTGAAATTCATTCTCTACTTTCATGATATCTCTAGCTTCTGTCTCAGGAGTTAAAGCTCCTTTGTCAGAAAAGTTATCTCTCAATGTCAAAGGTATACCTCTATCATGTTGTCTGAGAAAAGTAATATCTCTGCCACCACCTACACCTTTGTGAGACTCGATGTACACGTGATACAAGTTCTCATTCAACTCAAGTAGTTTAGTCTCGTACTTGTTTACGTAGATAGCTGACACTATAATTCTTTCTTCTTCAAGACGTCGTACCATATCTTAGGTGCAGTCTTTGATTTGGATGTTACCTTCGGATGTAACTGTGCATTTGACCAACAGTGAGATCTGTATCCGCACATGCTACATATCTTGTGTAAGGTTTTGTTACCTGTTCTTACATGTTCGCCTTTAACTTTGTAAGTCTCAAACTCAGACTTGTAAGGCTTCACAAATTCATTACTCGGATCTATTAATCTCTTTACTCTTCTCTCTGCATCTTTCATGTAGGCTTTTCTATCTTCTTCCTGCCACTCAGGTGCTTCAACCATAGCTATCTCACCACTTGACTTGTTGACAACTATCCACCCACCAAAAGGCAAACCTGTAGCTTCACCGTACAAATGTCCTTGCATGACGTACCCAAAAGGATCGTCTTCTTTTATCTTGTCGTACCCACCGTAACCAGTGTACTTAAACTTGAATGCCCACTCACTTGCAGACTTGACATCCCATACTTTATCTGCACCTGTCTCATCTCTTACAATCAGATCAAGTGTACCTGTAATCTTTTGTCCTGCTATCTCTAGCTCAACTGCTTTTTGTTTATCTATGATTTCTACGTCAGCTTGTTCCATTATGAGTACGACCACAGATTCTACTAGGTCACCAAACATAAAACGAAACAAAGCATTGTAGTCCATCTCTTCTTCGATGCCTTGCCTATCTAGCAATTGCTGACAGAGAGGTCTACCCAAGCCTGACATACGTATACTGAACTCACGCTTCTTATTTAGTTGCCTATCTACGGAGTCCTTGCATTCTTGTGCGAAGTCGTTAATAGCACTAGGGGAGATCGTGACTTCCCCCCTAGTTGCTTTTTGCATGTAGTCTTGGATTTTAAGCAGATTTAGCATCGAAATCAGCCGACAAGTCTTGTTCCTCACTAGGAGAGATGAGTTTCTGAGCTTCTCTGAACTGATTAAGAACATTCTCATTGTGAGCCTTTACAGTCTCACTGAAGTCTTTCATCAATGTTTTGTCCGCATCCGAGACAGGCACTTCCGAATGGAGAGTCGGAACTGGTACATAGTAGACAACTGAACCTGACTTGACTCTGCTAGTTGCTAACTTCATAACAACCTTTTGCATAATCTTCTTCTGTCTAGTTAAGCTCTCTATAAAACTGCTGATAGGTTTGAACCCTGATTTTTTGAAATAAGATACGAAAGGTTTATCTTTAATCTCAACCTTAGTTCCATCAGCTTTAGTAAAATCACCAGTTATCTGACCGTAGATGACTTGGTTACAAACTGCAGACCGTGACTTTACTTTTAGTGGATCATCGTCACTAAGGAGTTCTTCTTCCTTTGCTGACAATCTACCACACTTATTCCCTGCAAGAGTATCAGGGAATTCACCTGCGAGTGTTGGTTTTTGTACAGACTTACAAACAAATGCGTTTTGTTCCATATCATAAACACTCCACTCGAATGTACGTAGGATAGGTCTTACGAGGACTTCCTTTGCATAGATAAACTCGCCATCCACAAACATCTTCCATGAGCCACGAGTAAGTGCGACACCATCATCTGTTTCTGTATCGTAGTTTATGTTTAATCTAGGCAAGCCAACATTGGTTGTTGCTTTTGCTTGTCCAGTAAGTTCCATAAATGTAGATGTATCATCATCATTAAATGCTGATACGAGTTGATCCATTTCGTTTCCAATTACTAGTTCGTTTGTTTCCATTTTATTTTTCCTTTTTTGGTTAAATTTAAAACGTAATATGAGCTTACTATTTTATTTCAGTAAGGTCAAGCCAATTGTTACCTATTTTTAATTCTATTCCTATTGGCATATCATATTCTAAGCCATACCTAGCTTTCGAGCCATCAGAAATAGACAACATAGCTTCAGAAAGTACCTTTACAGAGAGATCTTTTTCATCAGGATGCACATCAAGTACGATTGAATCGTGGACTGTGTTGCATATCACAGACTTCATATTCAAGTCTCTCATAGTCTTATCTAGGTGAACTAAGGCAATAGGTAGCAAGTCAGCAGTAGCAAACCCTTGAACTGGGTAGTTACAGATAGCCGTTCTATTTGTGGCCGCACCCCACTCAGTCCACTTGGCATCGGGGAAAGCATAGGTACGACCTGACGGTAATTTTATCTCTTTGGTCTTGACTGCTTCCTTCTCAAGTTCTTTGTGCCACTCAGCAACCTTCTCATACTTCTCTTTAAAAGCCGTGTAGTAGGCTTGTTGTGCAGGAGTACCACTTACCCCACCGTAGAGAGGTTTGAACGTGTGTGCCTTCGCATCCTGCCTAGAACACCCTATTATCGATGCAGTGTAGCTATGAACATCAGTTCCCTTGAGAACGTCATCATAAGCTTGTGGATCTCTAGCTAGAAAACCTGCTACTCTGAACTCCAACTGTGAGTAATCACCTTCAAGTATGTAGCCACCATCGAATCGGCTTTCGACTATCTTACGTATAGCAAAGGTAGAACCACGTGGCATGTTTTGAAAGTTAGGATTACGACTAGATAATCTACCAGTAGCCGTGACACATTGCATGAACTCAGGATGAATAAAGTTATCATCGTCTACATTGTTCTTCATGCCTTCAACAAAGGTAGATAGATAGGTACGAATAGCATTGTATCTTGAGTAAGCTACACAGAACTCACGTGCTTCACCACTTAGTTCAGTCGATCTATCTTCAAGAGTAACCTTGTCTGTCTTAAAACCTGCAGATGCTACATCTTTGGGATTACGAGGTACAATCTTAAAGCCTGCTACCTCATTGGTGCTTTGGTAGATAGTGCCTTTACCTTTACATGGTTTGCATATCCTAACTGCCTTACCAACACTCCCATCTTTCTTGAGAGGTGTGACCCTACCTAGTCCACGACAAGTTTCACATTGCCTACCTACTGTCTTGTATGCAATCTCAGTCATGTTTCGTACGTTGCGAATAAAATCATTCCTCTTCATACGAGTACGTAACTTAGGCTTGATTGTATTACCTCTCATCTCATGCCCAACACTAAACACAGTTGACCAAAGAGTTTTATCTTTTACTTTACGTGAGTACAACAGAACACTACGATCATCAGGACTAGATAGATTGATAGGTGTATCGCCCATTGCTTCTTTTGCCATAGTCTGTAGCTTGTTTTC